AAAACTGTCGAACTTTGTCAGGAGATCGTCGTCGCAAAGAGGCAATAATCCCGTCTGGGATTGAAAGATGGGGTCATGTGATCCATCGGCGCGCACAATAACAGGGTTGGTCATGCGGGGTTGCTCCTTGTCTTCGAGCGGCGAGGTAAGCGAGGGATCCTTAAATTCGCTGCGCATGCGGGCGTAGACGGCGTTGATTTTCCCCTCGACGGCAGACACATCTCCCGCCGGGATGCTCACACCCGTGCCACGCGCGCCGCGCAGCGCTCCAGCGCATCCGAAGACGCCTTTGGGGACAATTGTCGCCTTGCCATCCACAATGTCGCAGTAGATGAGCTTGTAGCCGCTTTGAATAGCTTCGTGGTCGGGATCGACCCAGAAGAAGCACTGCTTTGCTTTTGCCGCGTCGATCTCACCTTTTGCTGTGCGCGCCCATTCGAAAACGCGCTTCGTGGCCTCTGGTCCGTCCCAGGCAGCATCGCGCTCGGCCAGCGGAAGCGCTGTATTGCCGGAAGCGCCGCGTTCTACGCTGTTGATGTTTTCAGGGGAATTTTCGGTCTGTTCGTCTTCCATCCTCGTCCTCATCCATGCCAGGCATATTGCCTGTCTCTTCTCGTCGGCCAAATACGGCTATCAGCGCGCCTGACCCGTCTCGCGGAGCTGCTTCATCGCTTCGGCGGTCGCAATGATGACCGGCTTCTCGCCATGTGTATCCATGATGGCGTTGTACTGGCGCGCCAGGTGATCGAGCTGCTCGGCTGTCCATGGTTCCGCGCCGTCCTGGTCAATCTCCGCGCGAAGCAGCGCCTCGCAGCGCTGGTGCAACGATTCCAGGCTTTGTACGACAGCACTCGCGATCTGTGCAATCAAGGTATCGTAGTCGGTGAGCGCCTGTTGCAAGGCGGCAATGTATTCGCTTTGGGTCACTGGCTAACTCGCTCCCACCGTCACCGGCATTTCTTCCTGGCTCTGCCCGTTCGCGTAGATCAGTCGCCGCGTGCATTCGCAATGCGGGTGCTGCTGCGGCGTGTAGGCTCCGGTCGGAAACGGGCTGCCGACGGGGACAATGACGTTGTTATTGCGCATGCACTCGTCGCACGCGCCCACAGAGGCCAGCCACTGGAGATGCGTCACACCCCGCTGCCGGAGCGCGGCGATATCTGCCGCAATCGTTGGATCGCCGTGCTGCCAGTCGCCCGAGTCGGGCGTGCTGCCTTGTGCGGCGCGAGCCTGCTCTGCGGCAAAAGCCTGCTTCACCTGGTCAGGCGTGAGCGCGCACGCCAGGTCTTGCTCAATCCGCACGCGCGAGAGCGCGGGAATGATATCCGAGGTAAAACAGCGGAGAGCGCGGCCCGACTTGACATCAGAGAGCGCCCGCTCGCGCCAGCGCCGGTATTCGAGACTCAGCGCGCGCGTAGAGGCCGGCGCGGCGCGGCTTGCGGCCTGGGCGCTCAACACAAACGGCGTGCGTTCATCGCCGACACAGAGCCACACGCTTTCGAAGACAAGCGGCAGGTGTGGCACGCTCTCCATTGGCAGTGGCTCATCTGTATCGAGGTAGTCGAGCGTGATATGCGGCGTATAGCCGTGATTCTCGGCGACGAAGTACCCCGCGGCCTGCACGGCCTCGACCAGGCGCGCACGAAACTCATTGAGCCCAGGCACATCGACCAGGGCAATGAGCGGGTCAAGCCCCTCGGAGTCAGACGAGGCGGCAAAGCGTCCGATGCCGCCGGTTGTTCCCGTAAGCGGCGCGGTCTGCGCGGCGACCATGTCAACGGCGTCGCGGATCTTGAACGGAGACGTGTGCGGACGGAGTAGATTGTCCTCTGACTCGTCCTGCATGTCGCCGAGGTACGCGAGCGTCACATGCAATTCGCTCGCCGGTTCGCCGCCCTTGATTGCCAGGCGCTGCGCGGTGGCAGGATCGAGCAGCAACGCCAGCATCATGCCGGTATGCTGGGGTACCGCCGCGCGCTGGGTCTGCTGTTGCCCGCCGCTATTCTCAGGTTTCGTTGGATTCGGTGCAGCGTTCCCCGAACTTTTCTCAGAATTGTCCTCGTCCCCCGCGGGCGTTTCTGATGCGCTGCCGGGTTTTGCTCCGGGATTCTGCGCTGCCTGCTGCAAGCCTGCCAGTTTCGCGTTGGCGGCGGCGTTGCGCATCTTGTCGGAGGCCATGTCGTCGAGGAAGATCGGGCCGTCTTTGCTAAAAAACACGCGACCGATGTAGGGTTGATCCGGTTTGTGCGGCAGCTTCAACAGGTCGCCCGCGTCGGAGAGGCCAAGGATGCCAGCGTTCGTGAGCGAGCTGTAGGCCGCGGCCAGGGCGGTAATGTCCTCGGTTTCTTCAAAACCGCGAAACCTGACAACAAACCGCGTCTCGTGAAAATATTTGCGCAAGACGGCCGTGAACAGGTTTTCGTAGCGCCGCGTGAGGGGGCGCATCGCGCGGCGATAGACGATGTTTTCCTGACTGTCGCCGCTGGATTTGTTGACATTCTCTGTAAAACCCAGTTCCGCCATGGTTAAGCCGAAGCAGGCAACGGTGATGTTGAGCAGAAAACTGTCGAACTTTGTCAGGAGATCGTCGCTCGACTCAATCGCCGAAAACTTCGCGCCTGGCGGAATGACTTTCAGACGGGAACGCGTCTTGTCATTGCCGGATAGCAGGCCGTCCCACATGCGCTGGAAGACGATCACTTGATCCGGAGTCCACTCGTTGGCGTCGTTCGGCGGCATTTCCAAAATGCCGGCGGGCAAATTGCCTTCCGTAAACCAGCTCATGTCTTTGTTCTGCTTGCGCAGTGCCTGGTTGACGCGCAAGATAATGCGTTCGACGCGGGACAGGCCGTACACGCTGTCCGCCCGCTGCGTCTCGCGGTGATAGAGCATCTCATCACGCGAGTAGAGGCCCAGTGGCGCGCCATACCAGAACTGTTGATAGGCAGGGTACGGCGGCAGCGGCTTGCGCCCGCGATCGTCGATAAGGGGTTTGATCGTCGTGCCGTCGATGATCTCCAGACTGTAGAGACCGCCGCTGCGCGTGGGACGCACGTAGATCGGCAGCGCGTCGAGTTCGAGCTGCTCGCGCACAGCCATGGTGAGCCAGGAATGCAGATCAAGGTCGTTGCCGGGATCGGGATACTCGAAAATGGCCTTGTAACGCGCGATGTCTTTTTGGAAGATGGCTTCGTCGCCACCGGCGGCGGCCAGCACCTCTTTGCGCGGCACAATATCCAACTCAAGTTTGTTGATGTAGTCGAACCAGACCTGCTCGCAGAGCTGGATGCCATCGTAGAGTGAGGCCAGGTTGCGCAGCGTGTCGAACGACGTCGATTCGGTCGCGCGCGGCAGCAAGCCGATGTTATAGCCAATGGGAAACGTCCAGCCGCGCGGCCCGGACGGCAGCGTAATCCCCGGCGTCGGCAGAAGCGGCGCGCCGGGGCTGAAGGCCGAGGCTTGCTCTTTCTGCGGCCCGAAGTTCTGCTGCATCTGCGCCATCAGCTTCGGGTCATAGGGAACGACATTAGCCCCCGCAGGCGGTGTAAAGCGGCGAGTGACGCGGTCGCGTATGCGCGTGAAGAGACTCAAATAGCTACCTCACTCATCCTGCTCACACGAAGGGCGCGCGGGTACGCTGCCGGGATCGTCGTGATCGTCAAGCTGTTCCTCAATAGCAACCACATCCTTGAGTAGTGCCTCGGCTATCGTCTCGACATGCTGGCTCATGGCGCGTACTTCGCGCATAACGACGGCATCGCGTTTCGTTTGGGCGAACATGGCAATGCCCACCACCGATTCGATGACTAAAGCCAGGTAGGAGGCGCCCAGGTTCCACCAGACGAGCGCTGCGCCACAGTTCGTCACCCAGACAAGTATGGTGATCACCGTCACCACGCCCAAAAAATGCCCAACGCCGGATGATCCCCTGGATGAGCCAGCTCACATATTCCCCGGGCGAGAGAATATCCCCGGTAACCGGGTCGGTATGGTTACTCATGCGAGGCAGACGAAGCCGCTCCTTCATGGTCTTGTGAGGTTGCCCCATGCGCGCGCGTCCTATTCCTCGCCGCAGCGATGCGCTTTGCCCTCGTCGATCTCCGCGCCGCATGATGCGCAAATCTTGCCGGCGAGGAGCTTGGTATAGCGATCGACCCAGCTCAGGCGGTCTGAGGCCGACGGCGTGTCGTTGATCAGGCAGAGCATGGAGCCGTCGAAGGCATCCACGACGTCGTCATGGACTTTCGCGCTGGGGAACGCCTCGAGGAAGTTAAAGAAGCCCGCATTCCAATCGGCGCGCAGTACCTCAACATTACCCTGCTCGACATGGGAGGAGGGAATTCGCGAGCGTTCGAGTTTGTCGCCCATCGACAGGACGCCGCGAAAGTCATTGCTAAAGAACACATGGCGCCGGAAGTGCGCGACATCGCGTTTGCCGGATGCGCCCGGCTCCTGCTCCATGCGCTGACTTACGCGCTTGCCATCCTGCGCGGCCAGGTTCTTTGCGGCCTCGTCTGCCTGGAGCGGTGAGAGGCGATCCCACATGGCGTGCAGCACGACAAAGCTATTGCGCGCGGTTTTGCCAATGAGGACACTTGCCGTGTAGTCTGGGCCACCCTTCTCCTGGTTTTTCTGCTCTGTGCGCTCATCCTCGGTCGCGGCGAAATCCCAGAAGCGCACCCACTTCACGATGTCCGCGGGTGGCACATCGATGACCTTGAACCAGTGCCGTTTGAAGACTTTCCCGGCGACCTTGCGCGCGAACCAGTCGCCGTATTTCAGCTTCAGGCGCTCTACCAGCGGCAGCGCGTTCAGGCGGCGCTCATAGCTCGGATCGTTGGCTTTGAGGGCAGGATTGTCGTCGAGCGAGGCAGCGATAAACGTCATGCTCAGTGCGTCGGGATGGGTCTCGCCATCTTTGAGCCAGCGAATCACGTTATCATCGCCGCGTACAAAGTAGCGCACCTCGCCGCTTTCCGCACGTTCGCCGTCATAGGCCGGGTCAATCCAGGGCGAGAGGAGTATACGTACCCAGGAGTCGTATTCCGGGTTAGTCGTCGCAATCATCTGTGGCTTGACCCCACAACGCGAACGATTGCGCGAGATCATGTAGAAGAATTGCTCTTCCTCGAACTCGGTTAGCTCCTCGAAGGCAATGAGTTCGGCCTGCATCCCCTTTTTTGCATAGGTGTCTTTCGGGTGATGCTGCATGTGCGCAAAGACAACCTCGATGTCGAGTTTGTCCCAGCGCCATGTAGGATACGGGCTTTCGGTAGAGACTGCCCCCAAATAGGGATATATCTGAAAACTTTCATCCCAGATACCACCCGCCTGGGTGATGAGATTGTAGGTGCGACGGAAAATGACAGCGCGGAAGCCGGGCGCAGGATTCTTGACGATATGCTTCAGCGGAAACATAAGGGTGCCGCGGGTCTTGCCTCCGCCTGCGGCTCCGCCGTAAATCGTAATGTCCGCTTTCGAGCCAAGAAACGTTGTTTGCGGTCCCGGCTGCGGCGCGATCACGACATCATCGGGGCCGATCTCGATGTGTTCCATGCCCTTTGGCAACGGTACCGTCATCGATTGCTCTCCGCCTCAGTCCGGGAGAAACACATGCACCTGAATAGGCCCACCGCCATCGCCGGTATGCTCGTGCTGCTGCCGATCTTTGTATTTCTCCGGCATGCGCGCCTTGAGCAGCGTGGTCAGCAGCGAGTCGCTGTATTTGCGCTCGATAATCGGGTCGCCGCGCTTCACAATGAGTCTGCCAAGTTCATCGCGCTGTTGCTCACCATTCTCATCAAGCACAGGAAACTCTTCGTAGACAAGTTTGCCCTGGCTCACCACGTAGGACGGGACACCCTGCACCGCGCGGTCGTAAGCCGCGTACTCCAGCGTGTCGTCGGCTTCTTCCTGGGCCTCGGAAAGTGCAGCTTTGAACGCTTCGTCGGAGTCGCGCCAGGCATAGTACGTAGAGCGATCAATAGCAGCCTTCTTGCAGGAATATTTGATGTTGCCCGACTCGCGGTACGCTTTGAGAAACCGCGCCTGTTTGCGCGCGCGCTGCTCTTCGGCGAGCGGGCCGCGTTTGGGCCGGGCAGTGGGCATGTTGGAATCGTGTGAGAGATTGGGCATGAGGAGGCTCCGAGAGGCATCGGTTGCAGAGGAAAGAACAAGCTACCGGGACACGCTGTCTACATAGAACTACCCCTCCACGATTTACCGCGTTCGCCGACACCACCGGTGGCTTGTCTCAAGCTGCTCGGCCTCTACGTCGCCACCACGTGAACCACAACCACAACCCGTGCGAGTGCGCCGTCGCAGCTTGAGATAAACCACAGGTGGCGCGCCACCTGTCTGCTTACAGCATAACCGCGATTTGAGGATCTGTCCATTGTCGGCAAGTGTCGGCACCTTGTGGCATCTTCTCATCGCATGGTGTTGTAAGGTATACTAAGAAGTAGTAGAAAATGCATGTTGATAGAATAGCGGTGCAACATGCAACATTTTGCAGCGATGTGAGGCAGATATGAGCAACATGATCAGCCGCGACGGCGGCAAGATGACGCTGGAAGTGGCGCTGGCGCTGAGCTTCGGCAACAAAGCCTGGACCATGCCGGCCGAGGGAACCATCATTGTGGTCCAGCGCTTCCCGCCACACGATCCCCACGGCGCGTATGTCACCGACGCCTGGGTCATCAGCCTTTCCGACCACCGCATCTTCCCAGCGAACCGCGCCGATCTGCCGCGCGGGGCTATCTGGCTCCCGCTCGAATTGCTCTCGCTGCCGCCCACCGCGCTCGATGCGCGCATTGCCAGGCTGCGTACCGTCCACGAAGAGCATTCGCGGGAAGTGCTGCGCGACGATCTCGACGCTGTCGAGAAAGGTTATTACCTGCGCCAGTACGCGCAGGCTGTTGAAGAGTTGCTCGACTGCGTCGATGCGCAGGCCGGGCAGGAAACGCGAGGAACAAGCATGGACACGGAATCACTGTCAATGACGCCTATCACCGACACACCAATACGCTTTGCCAACATCGGCGACGAGGTTGGCTATGTTCTGCCGGGCGGGCCAAGCAAAGGGCAGACCCGCCCGGCAAAAATAGTGCGCATCTGGGATGAGAAGCTCGTCAACCTGGTGGTGTTCACGGATGGCGGAAATGATTTCCCGACCGGCCAGGGATCGCAAGGTATCCTGTGGGTGACGAATGCAGGCTACAGCGACGGGTACCAGGATGGCAATACCTGGCACTGGCTCGCGCAGGACACGCCATTTATCCCTGCGGTCACACAGCCGCAAGACGTGTTCGCGAGCGCCTAGCTGATAGAGCATATAAGCCGCGCTCTGGTCGCCCCCCCCCACCAGGGTTCGGCGCAACAAACAGAGAAGGAGCAACCATCTATGGCTACAGCGAGCGCCTCGCCGCTGACCACGGAGTCGCCGCCGGTTGTCGTCCCGTGGGACGATGTGCTAACAGACGTTCAAGGGCAGGAAGATCCAGAAGCGCCGCCCGCTTGTCAGGTCGCAGGCTGCGATCATGCCGCCTTTCGTACCTGCGAATATTGCGGCCAGCAGGTGTGCCTGGCCCATCACCGGGTGTACGTTGGTTTTTGCCAGGTCGATCGGGATTACTGTGTGATCTGCTATACCCATCGCACCCGGCGTGAGGCCACGATGCTTGCTGGGACTTCCGAGGCGTACCAGCGCTATCACCTCGATCGTCTCGAACGCCGTCAAGAGCCGTCGCGCTCCCCGAACACCATTTCAACCATCTAAGGAGCGCGGAATGATCGATGAAGCGCAACCCATCGACTGGAGCGCCGTACTCAACGCCGCACAGGTAACGCTCTCGCTGTCAAGAGTTATGTGCTACCTGTGCGGCCAGCAGTCTATCGGATTGTGCGAGTACTGCCAGTTGGCCGTCTGCGTGGACTGCCAGCACGGTGTGTACGACGAGTACCAGGCAAAGCATTACTGCCATGGCTGCTTTAGCCGCCACGAGCGCGAGCTGACCCCGGCGCCCGCGCCGACTGAGAATCTGTCCAGCAGGCCAGTATATACGCCGATTGGCCCACTTGGGAGGTACTATCCATGAGACCACCAACAAGATTCGAACCTCTGGGGCCGCCGGGGGCGCGCGAAACCGCCGAGGGTCTGCACCAGGCCATCGTGCAGCGCGTCGGTATCCCGCTGGTCAGCTACCCCGGCGGCATGGTTTCAGGGTGGGTCACTGTCATCAATACGACTGCGACCTACGCGGTCACGCCGCTGGGCCTGTGGCTGGTGTCCGGCGATCCCGCCGTCGCGCACCTGGCCGAGGCGTATAACGTGCTGCGCGGCTATCCGGGGCGTATCAATGCCCCGGCGGACAGCGTGCAGGCAGTGGTGTACGGGCAGGATCGAGGCAGGATCGCCGAACAGCCAACGCGCCGGGAGCGTGTGGTTTCGACGCTCGAGGCGCTGGCGCAGGGCGTGTTGTGATACGTGGGCGCAACCTCGCGTGAAAGGAGCAAGCCTATCGAAGGATCATTCATTGTGAGGAAGCGTTTAGAAAGGAAGGAACCGTGAACGTACAGCGCAACAGTTTCCAGTCAAACACCGAACACCATTT